CCAATCATTGGCGACTAGATGAGCTAGAAATTTCAGATCATGTTAATTTAGTCATCGAATCGGGTGACCTGACTGATCAAGGCTCTCTTGATCGAATCGTCGCAGCTCATCAACCTGATGAGGTCTACAACCTAGCTGCACAGTCCTTTGTCGGCGCAAGCTGGGACCAACCCATCATGACATCGGATATTACCGGACTCGGCGTGACACGCCTCCTAGAGGCNGTCAGGAACTTCTGCCCTGGGGCTAGATTTTATCAGGCCGGATCTTCAGAAATGCTGGGCGGAGCCAAGAGAACTGAACAGATGAACGAAGATAGTGGATTTCAGCCACGTAGCCCATATGGCTGTGCAAAAGTCTATGGATTCAATATTGCCGTGAACTACCGTGAGTCCTATGACATGTTTGTCTCAAATGGCATTCTCTTCAACCACGAGGGCGAACTTCGGGGTATAGAATTCGTGACCCGAAAGGTTACAGATGCCGTGGCTCGAATCAAGCTGGGTCTACAGGACAAGCTAGAGCTGTTAAACCTAGACAGCGCCCGTGATTGGGGAGATAGTCGAGATTTCGTAAGAGGGATGTGGCTAATGCTACAACAAGACGAGCCCGGAGACTATGTACTGGCAACAGGAGTCGTACATACTCTTAGCGACCTATGTGAGAAAGCCTTCGCAGTCGTCGGCATCACGAACTGGCTTGACTACGTTACACTGTCTGGGAATGATCGCCCTGCCGATGTAAAATACCTATGGGGAGACGCCTCTAAGGCCGAGCGTGAACTTGGGTGGAAGCCTGAGACCGACTTTGACACTATGGTTGAAGAAATGGTCCGTGCCGACCTACAGCGAGTAGAGGTCGAAATGAAAGGGATCCAGTCAAATGGCTAGTTTTTGGGAAAATGATGGCTTAACATTTGATGACGTCTTACTTGTTCCTCAGTATACTGAGATCAAGTCACGCAAGGATGTAAGTACCAAAACTAGACTAACTCGCAACCTTCATATTGATGCTCCAATTATTGCATCAAACATGGACACCATTACAGAGAGTGCCATGATGGTTGCAATGTCTGAGGCAGGTGGAGCATCTCTTCTTCATAGGTTTATGTCTGATGACAGGATCATTGAAGAGCTTGAGGCTGCTAAGGAAGCTGAGGCATATCCACGAATCGTATCAGTTGGCGTCCAAGAGGACTACATGCAGCTACTGGACAGGATATCAATGATATCCTCAAACCTAATCCAGGGGGTATGTATTGATGTAGCACACGGAGCCTGTGACAGGATGGTCAACGCCATCAAGTGGATCAAATTCAACTATCCTCACTTGGATGTAATCGCAGGAAACATCGCAACAGGAAAGCAAGCACAGCCATTATGTGAGGCCGGAGCGGACGCCATAAAGGTTGGAATCGGCAATGGCTCTATGTGCATCACAAGAATGGTCGCCGGTTGCGGAGTGCCACTACTTACATCAATCATGGACTCGTTCAAGATAACCAAAAGCTATGATTGTCCAATAATTTGTGACGGCGGAATAAGAGGATCAAACGATCTAACAAAAGCTTTGGCCGCTGGAGCAGAGTCAGTAATAACCGGTAGTATGATCAGTGGATGCGATGAGACGCCTTTTGACACAATAACAAAAGCAGACGGATCTAGATGGAAGCCATATAGAGGCATGGCATCGAAGGATGCAATGTTGAACTGGCGTGGTGATTCGTATAATAATGTGGCCGCCGAGGGAGAATCAGCTCTAGTACCGGCACAAGGCCCAGTTTTAAATGTAATCGAAAACTTGTGCTCAGGCTTAAGATCTGGAATGACATATTGCGACGCCACGAGTATACTTGAGCTGCAATTCAATGCAGTGTTTGTTAAGCACACTCAGGCAGGCCTAAGCGAGAATGGCGCCCACATGCTCAGAAGAATACAGGAGTAATCATGTCGAAGAAATCGAAAAGCAAGGCCCATTGGTCTAAAGCCCTAGAATCAGGTTCAATACTAGAGTCTGATGTCAAATCTTTAACAAAAGAAGACTTAGTTTTAATAATGTCACTCTTGGCATTGTCAAACGATGGAGTTGTAAGCAGAAACGTCTGGGAGAACCAAACTGGCATCCCCAGGTCCGCAGTAGACAGACTGTGCGGAACGTTTACTGCCCTAAAAGAGTTAGCCGGAATAGGGGTGACCAGTGGGCAGAGAAAAAGGAATAACAGTCTAGCAAAGCATGTTGTCAGCGACAAGCTAAAACAACTTGGAGAAGATCGCCTAAACTGGGGTCAAGACTACACAAAACCTGGAAGCAAGTCACGATGGAAGACCGTGCTAATAGGTTCGGACATGCATGACGTGGAGTGCGATCCGTTCGTACTACGTGTATTCATCGACACTATCAGTAGGCTATCACCGGACAAGATTGTTCTAGGCGGAGACCTATTCGACATTCCTGAATTCGGCAAATACTTCTGTGACCCAAGAGACTGGGATGCATCTGGTAGAATTAAATTTGCACTTGATCATATCGTAAAGCCAATCAGGGAAGCTGCTGGCGACGATGTACAGATAGACTTAATAGAGGGCAACCACGAGGCTAGACTCCTAACCAACATGTGCGACAATGCACCAGCCCTAATGGACGTCCTCTCAAGGATTCACGGAATGGGCATGAGGGATATCTTCGGCCTAGACAAATATCAGATAAACTACATAGCAAAAAGCGACCTACACGGCTGGACAAAAGCCGATGAGAGAAAAGAAGTCTCAAAGAACTTCGAGACATACTACGACTCCTTCATGTTCTGTCACTTCCCCGAGCAACGTATGAAATCAGGAATGCCCGGAATGCATGGTCATCACCACAAGCATACAGCCTGGAGCCATTATAATCAGACATTTGGAAGCTACGAGTGGCACCAACTCGGAGGGTTCCATTATCGTGATGCATCCTATGCAGACGGAGAAATCTGGTCAAATGGCTTCATGATAGCCCACGTTGACACTCAGACAAAGAAAACAGTGTTTGAATATGTCGATATCAAGGACTTCTGCTGCGTTGGCGGTAAGTACTATACACGTGGAAGAGCCGAACACAACATAGCAGGATACAAACATAAGAAATGATTTGTTAAGTCCTGTCTTAATGTGCTATAATATCATGGATCACGTTGGACTGCGATGCCACTATTCGGTATCGTAGTCTTTTTATGAAATAAACAATCGGTGGAGCATAATGGAAACCAACTTCTCAGACGAATTCTCAAAAGAGATTTACGAACAAACCTACAAGATCAATCCAGACACATGCATAGGTGACACTCTTGACAGGGTGGCTGGGGCATTGGCAGACCTAGAGTCAGACAGAGATCTATGGTTCGACAAGTTCAGAAGGGTCCTCCACGGATTCAAATTTGTTCCAGGAGGTAGAGTAATATCAAACGCCGGAACAGGAATCGGAGGAACGAGCCTAATCAACTGCTTTACATCAGGCCCATCACCAGAGGATGGTCCAGTGGACAGCATGGAAGGCATCCTTTCCGAATTGAGAAGACAGGCGCTAACTCTAAAGTCAGAAGGTGGCTACGGATTTTGCTGTGACTTCATGAGGCCGAGGGGTGCATTCGTTGAAGGAATTGCGGCAGAGTCACCAGGAACAGTCAGCATGCTTGACATGTGGGATACACAGTCCGCAGTCATAACAAAAGGCTCCGGACAGAAGTCAACTAACAAGAAGGCAAAAGGGAAGATCCGCAAGGGCGCACAGATGGTCACAATGTCATGCTGGCACCCAGCTATGGAAGAGTTCGTTACTGCAAAGAGAACTCCTGGCAAGCTTACCAAGTTCAATATGAGTGTATTGATCACGGACGACTTCATGAATGCCGTAAAGAACAACCTGCCATGGGATCTTGTATTCCCAGATCTCGACGAGGACAAGGTAACATATGACGCAGACTGGGATGGAAACATAAACAGGTGGATCGCCGAAGGCGGCAGTGTAAAAGTATACAAGTCCTACTCCAACGCAAACGAGCTGTGGGATCTCATTATGGACTCCACATATAAGTTTAACGACCCAGGCGTCCTGTTCGTAGATACCATCAACAAGATGGACAATCTTGACGAATACATCTCAACAACTAATCCATGTGGCGAACAGCCAATGAGCCCACATAGCATCTGTCTACTGGGATCACTAAACCTAACGCAGTTTATCAATAATGATAGGACAGACTTCGACTACGACGCAATCACTGAAGCCGTGCCCACCATCATCCGACTAATGGACAACGTTAATGACATCGCATACGTACCACTCCCAGAGCAGCGTGAGAGCCTCGCTGGCAAGAGAAGAGTTGGATTGGGGTACATGGGGTATGGGAGTGCCCTAATGCTCTTAGGAGTCAAGTACGGCAGCGAGAGAGCCCTTGAGATCACGGCTAAGCTATGCAGTCATGTTGCGAACCTAGCATACCAGTCGTCGGCCAAGTTAGCGAGAGAAAAGGGCCCCTTCCCTATGCAAGACCTAAGACGATATCTAAAAAGCGAGTTTCTAAAAGGCCTAAGCCCAGAGACCCTATCCATGATTAAAAAGTACGGAACTAGAAACAGTCACTTGCTGTCAGTTCAGCCAACAGGGAACACAGCCATCGTTGCAAATAATGTTTCTGGAGGTCTTGAGCCACTGTTTCTCCCCGAGTACATAAGGACGGTGATCGTAAATTCTCCCCCTAGAGGACTGAAGGTTCCATCTTCAATAGACTGGTCTAACAATATAGATAGTCTCGGAGAGTGGAATTGGACAAAAGAGGGTGACGAGAGTCTGCTTAGAAGAGAGATGAGAGGGGTTGTGTACAAGATTGACAGAAATAGAGGTCTGACAAAAGAGCAGTTAGTTTGCGATTACGCAGTCAGAATACTAAAGGAAGAGGATTCTTGGAACCCAGAGGCAGACTGGGCACAGACAACAACTCAGCTATCGGTTGACGACCATGTTTCCACCATGGCGATCTTTGCAAAATATTGTGATGCAGCCATCAGTAAAACAATCAACGTCTCAAACGATACCACATATGAAGACTTCAAAGAAATCTACATGAAGGCGTTCGATACTGGGTTTGTTAAAGGTTTCACAACATACAGGGCCGGAACGAGAACATCTGTTCTAGCAGCAGTTGGAGAGAACTCACAGGACGACTCCACAGAAGATCATATCGTTGTGACAAAGGCTCCAAAGAGACCAAAGAAGCTTCCGTGTGACATCTTCAGCATCGCTTCAAACAACAAGAAATGGACAATCATAGTGGGGCTATTAAATGGACAGCCTTACGAGATTTTCGCCCTTGAGTCAAAAGAACTCGGGCTAGACAAAGACATATCAAGCGGAGTGCTTTGGAAGACCTCAAAGAAGAAGTACAACCTTGAGCTAGATGGTGAGATAGTTAGAGACCTTCAGAAGTTCTTCAAGACAGATGAACAAGAATCAATAACTAGACTATTGTCAACATCATTAAGACACGGAACACCCCTGACCTATCTTGTTTCACAGATGAGAAAGTCAGGAGGAACCGTTGTAGCCTATAGTAAGGCGATTGCAAGAGTTCTTTCCAAATATGTAAAAGTTTCAGAAGAGGGCTCCAAAGAGAAGTGCCCAAGCTGTGGATCAGATAAATATTTCTTTGTTGAAGGCTGCAACAAGTGCAGCGACTGCGGATATGGAGCATGCTCATAATGCATATGAATCAAGAAGAGCTTTACTCACTCGGACTGCTTAGCGGATTTAGCAATTCGGCCAATGATGAAATAGATAGAATTGAAGTAAGGAGATCAGCCTATGCCGTCCTCAGGTTTGCATTAGAATCTCTTTCAGGTTTTGGGATCGCAGAAGACCTAATCAGCTCCATCAGCAGATCATCTCAGTATTCATGCATGGAGTGGGACTATGACGAGCTAGACGAATACCTTGGTTCAGTAGAGCTAGACCAGTGGAACTACGCCCATTTCTCAATGGGGTGCATTGACGCAGGATTCATCCTGTCAGGATGTTACTCATCAGAGAGGCCACATGTCCAACTTGAGACCACGTATCATTTCAAAACCCTAATTGCGGACTTTATAAAGGAAGACCTTGGAGCAGTGGGCTTGGACGGTGAATACTTTGGAGTTGACGCCCTAGACCTAATGGGCTTCATATACACCAATGACTGCGACCACGCATACGAAAAGTCAATCTCCGCACTAGACAGATGGAAAACCCAGATCGACGGAATAACAAACAATAATAAGCCAAAGTTCTTCTTCTCAAGGACAAGGCCAGACGCAGTAGAACCATTCAAGGCAAGGGTTTCAGACTCCGGATTCGACCTTACCCTGCTGGAGAAAACAAAGTCATTCGGAGACGTTGACCTTTACTCAACGGGTATCAAGGCTTACCCAGCTTACGGATGGTACTTCATGCTAGTGCCAAGGTCTTCAATCATTAAAAGCGGATACATGCTGGCTAACAACTGCGGGATTATTGACAGGTCTTACACAGGAGAGATCCTCGTTCCACTTGTTAAGGTTGACGAAAGTGCCCCAGACATAGAGCTTCCATGTCGACTAGTCCAGCTTATACCTCAGCCAATTATTGACTTTGACTTCAGAGAGACAGAAGACGACCTAGACTCCTCCAGGGGAGAAAAGGGATTCGGAAGCTCTGGACGTTAGGTTAAAATAAATATATCTTAATTAAACATTAGTTTAAAGCTATCATACCTTATGGCGTTTCGTATATACCTGCCAAAAGGAGTTTGCTGATGATAGACTGGGAAAATACAAGACTGCCAAATGACATGTCCAAGGAGGAGATGCTTGAGGCGATTCTTGAGATAGCTAGGGTTAAGGCCAAACAGCACTCAAGGCAAAACAAGGCCCTCTTTCTATCAAGAGAAGACCTTGAGCAGGAGATAGCAATAAAATGCATCGCAGCACTCCCAAGCTTTGACGCATCAAAGTCATTCGGAGACAGGTATAAGCTATTCTTCTATAGGTGTGCAGACAATGTTGTAATAGACCTAAAACGAAGATACGTGTGTTATCACAAAGTTCCATGCAAGAAATGTCCAGAGTTCGACAAGCTGGAGAAGAGGCGTGGCTGCCACGACTGCAAGAAGTACACAAACAAGAATGACTGCAGCATGTGGAGAAAGTACGAAAAACTAAACCAGTCAAAATTCGCACTTGGAACCCTAATGGGAACAGTGGGCGGATCCTCCGACAAGACTGAAGACATGGGCGAGACAAGAACAAAAGACGAGCCCTGTTACACATCCCAAGAAATAAAGCAGCTAGACCTGGACGACTCAATAAGAGAGTCCGTTGGTGGCAAAGTTTTCTCAATATATGAGAAATTAGCTAGAAATAACTTCAATGTAAAGAAAATAACACAGTCAGAGCTAAGGACCTTAAAGTCCGCTATGGAGAGACTGTATGGAAAAGGTGGTACAAAATGAAAAAGGGAAGATTCTCAGAGGACGAGAAAACGTTCGTAAAGCAGAACTACCTCCTCATGAGCGATAAGCAGATGGCGGAAATCCTAGATAGGGATAGGTCTGCAATAGTAAACTTCAGAAGGAGAAACTCTCTAGAGAAGCAGGGCAGGGCAACAGTAGCAGAGAACCTAGATTCGGGGCAGATGAGGGAGGAGTTCATCCAAGCTCTACCTGAAGAGAGCAAGAAGATAGAACTGCTGGCTGGTATAAGGGCAACGTCTGCGCTGCAGAATGTAAAGTCCAGCCTCTCGAAAGAGGAAGTCCAGTTCTACGAGGATAGATACCTAGAGTTCATGCTAGACCCAACCATCGAGACGATGACTGCGACAGAGAAGGATGCTCTCCACAGAAAGACACTGGCAGAAATCAGAATGCACAGATTCATAGAGGACGAGAAGACGTTCCGAGACACGGGTCAGCCAAACAATAGGTCAAGAGAGATCGCAGAGTGCCAGGATGCAATTTGGAAGTGTGAAAAGTCGCTAAATGTAACAAGAGAGCAGAGACTGAAGGATGGACAAGACCAGTCCATAACTTTTACCAATATAATAAAGGAACTAAACAACCCAATCCTGAGGCAGAAGCTTGGCTATGAAGCAGCAATGCTAAAATGGATGCAAGAGGTCTCCTACAACGAGTCACTTGGAAATAAGATTGACGCTGGAAACGACGACACATTTGACCTGGGAAAGAACTTCCTAAATAGCGATGATGCTAAAAAGTTCAGCGATGACTTCCTAGGGGAAAAGACCGATGAAGCAAAAAAATAAGATCGTAAAAAAAACTGGAACAGCAAGACCACTTAAGCATCCTAAGCCTACCTTCATAATAGACAGTAGGGAGAAGGAGCCATTCAAGTTTAGAGCTAGCGCCAGCCTTGAGGGAACAGAAGTCGCCAAGCTTGACGCAGGAGATTACGCAATCAAAGGCTTCGAGGACCTTATCTGCATTGAGAGAAAACAGTCCGTAACAGAGCTTGCAGGAAACCTCGGAAAACACAGGGCAAGATTCGAGAGAGAGCTTGAGAGAATGCAGTCAGTATCACTAAAATACGTGGTAGTAGAGGACCACTGGGGGACACTACTAAACAACAAGACGATACGACATAGCAAGATGAGGCCAAAGGCCATATTCGAGTCTATAATTGCACTAGGAATAAGATACGGCGTGGGTTTCATTTTCGCAGGAAATAAGAAGCAGGCGCAGACCATAACAAGAAGCCTACTGATAAGGGCTTACCGTGACAGAATGGATGGACTGGTATGATTAATAATAGCAATAAGGTCTTTAACCCAGACTATCGATGGATGCCCAATCTTCCAGAAGACGCCATGCTTAAGAATCCAATCGTAGGGATTCCAGAGCACTTGAAGGAGGACAACGAGCTAACGGAGTTCTTCAAGCTGTCGTCACCTGGGTACTCCCCAGCATTCGGCATAAAGTACATCATGAATGTAAACCTCCTAGATCATCAGCTGTCAATGATGCTTGCAATGCTAAAGTTCAAGTTCCCCATGCTGCTACTGTCACGTGGAGCGGGTAAGACAATGATGCTTGCAATATATGCAGTTTATCACGCAGTGATGTTCCCAGGGACTAGGATCATTCTTGTGTCGGCATCTTTTCGACAGGCAAAGCTGATCTTCAATGAGATTAAAACCATATACGACAATGCCCCCATACTTAGACAGTTATCAAATCATGAGCCAAGAATAGGAAACGATAGCTGCAAATACCAAGTATGCAACTCCACTATAACCGCCCTACCATTGGGAAAAGGTGACAAGATTCGAGGAGAACGTGGACACGTAATTCTTGCTGACGAGTTCGACAGCATAGACCCAGAGATCTTTGACACGGTAATCAGGGGCTTCGGGGCCACACAGTCTGACCCTTGGCAGAAGAGCAAGGACACATTTGTAAACAAAGACGAGGGGGTGAAGTCAGGTAGCCCAGTAAGTGAGGGAAACAAGATAATCCTAGCAGGAACAGCTGGCTACACTAACGGAACATTCTACCGACACTACAAGCACTACAAGGCAATCATAGCCAACAAACTGATAGGAAGCGCAGACAGCTTTCAAGACATACTGGGCCAAGACGTTAAAAAGTACGACCTAGACTTCAGGGACTATTGCATCATTAGGTACAAGTGGACTGATCTCCCAAGAGGAATGATGGATGAAAAATTAATCCAGGGCGCAATGGCTACCATGCCAAGGCAGATCTTTGATATGGAATACAATGCAGAGTTCGGAGACGACTCTCTCGGCTTCTTCAAGGCGAAAGATATAAGAGAGGCAACGTCATCAGGAGACGGCGGCTTCGAGGTGAGGTCACAAGGAGTAATAGGCAGAAGATATGTGATGGGCGTTGACCCAGCCAGAACTACAGATAGGTTCTCAATAAGCATAGTGGAGAGCGGAAATCCCTCAAAGATAGTTTACCATTGGACATGTCAGGGAGAAAAGTTCTCACATTCAGCAGCAAAAATAAGACAGCTGATGAGAGACTTTAACATTGTAGGAATAAACATGGATGCAGGCGGAGGCGGCTATGCCGTGGAAGAGCTGCTAAATGTTACAAAGACGCCCGAAGGTAGCGAGATAAGGAAAGAAGACGAGAAAATTATACTAAGGATCGATCAAGACAGGGTTCATGGTCTAGACGAAGACCAGTGCATCAGAATACTGAATCTACAAAACTTTACAAGCAATTGGATAGAGGAGGCCAACACCTCTCTGCAGAAGAACATAGAAGACAGAAGTCTCATGTTTCCAAAGACCTACGTAGACTCCGGAGCAGCAAGCCTAGAAGATGTTGTATTTGAAGTGTCAGAAATGAAGAAAGAACTGCTATCTATTGGTATAACATATACTAAGTCGGGAAAGAAGAGTTTCGACCTAAAGCCAGGAGACTCCAGAAAAGACGACAATGTTAAGCACAAGGACAGGTACTCGTCCCTACTTCTGTCAAATCACATGGCCAGCAACCTAGAGGATATGCTGCTGTATGGCCCAGCCAGGGCAGCAAAGGCATATAACGATGACGACACCCTGGGAGGATGGACCGAGGAATTCGGAAACTAGAGTGCAGTCTGGTACGTATAATATAATCTGACATATAAGGCATGTAAGGAAATACAATGGGCATTGAGGATAAAAACGATAGCACTAGACAAGATAAGGTCCACAAGAGGGCTAAAGCTTGGGATGGATTCTTGGGCAGCGAAGCCGAGTTCGTCTCTGGCAATGGATCACCTTCAGTGGCCGGGTCATCAAATGTAAGGTTTGATGGGGCCTCAGAAAGATCTAGTGGTCCAGGAGACAGCCAGACCAAGGACAGAATCGCAGCATGCCGAGAAGCCTACGAGAACGTTGGCATAATTGGCAATATCGTAGACCTAATGGTTGATTTCGCCATAGAGGGCATAGACATCTACCACAAATCAGGGGCTGTCCAGAAGTTCTTCAGACAGTGGTCCAACAAGGTTAACCTAACACAGCTATCAGAGCAGATCCTAAAGTCAATCTATAGAGACGGAAACGTCCCCATACTATCTTACTGGGGAGAGATATCCGAAAAGGAAATCAAATCATTCAAGAGGTCCGTAGGTAAAACAACATCAAACCTATTCGTTGACAACAGAGAAGATGAGTCAAAGATTATTCCATACAGGTATCAAGTCCTTGACGTTCTAAACGTATCAAGAAACGGAAGCGAAATGCTGGGGACAGCAGGATGGGAGTTTCAGTTCGATTCATCAGACTACGAAACCCTGTCTGCAAAGATGGATGCCAAAACTAGAGATATTGTAAACCAACTAAGGCAATCCCTAGGAGACAAGGCCTTTGACAAGCTCAAAAGCAGTGGAAAAATGGTACTAGACCAAGACAGATTCGACATGCTTTACTACAAGAAAGATGGATACAAGGCATGGGCCAACCCCATGCTATGGAGAGTAATGGACGATGTTAAGTTCAAGAAGCTAATAAGAGACATGGACATCTCAGTAGCAGAGGGTGTAACAAACGCATTAACAGTTGTAAAACTTGGTGCGACAAAAGAGGGTCTCCCGCCATCCAAGAAGAAGTACCAGAAGATTGTATCAATGCTGAAGAACCCAAGTAAAGCAAAGACAATTGTATGGGACGACCTTATCGATATACAAACGGTATTCCCCCCGGTAGAGAAATTCTTCTCAGCTGACAAGTATCAGCAAGTCGACAATGACATCAGGTCAGGACTCGGAATAGCAGAAATCCTAATAAACGGAGGCGGTGGAAACTACTCATCCTCATTCCTCTCTGTTAAGACCCTGCTCGAAAGACTAGAGATGGGCAGGCAGATACTACTATCCTTCCTTGAGCACCAAGTTAAGATAGTCTCCAAGAACATGGGATTCAGGACCGCCCCAGTTATAAGAATGAGTCACATGTCACTAAACGACCAAGAGAGTGAGAAGCAATTCCTATTGGAGTTATTTGATAGAAACGCAGTCTCATTCGAGACCCTCACAGAGCGATTCGGAGAGAACTTCGACATCGAGCTTGACAGGGTAAAGAATGAGGACAAGAAGAGAGAGAAGATTAAAGACAACTCTCCATTCGGACTGCTAAGGGTTGGAAAATTCGGACCACAGTACCCGGCTGGTCCACCAGAACTAGTTGAACTATCAGAAGGTGAACAGCCTACGGATAAGAACGTCACAAACCTTCCGTCGACACAAGAAGACAGTGGAAAAGATGGCGGTAGAAAAAAAGGCGAGCCACAAACAAGGAAGAATGACGAAACGCCAAAGGCCCCAGTCGGCCAGAGCACCTCTTCACCTGTGTCCTTCTCTAGCGATCAGGTCTCAAAGACATATGATGCACTACACATGGCTCTACAGAAGTCAATGTGCAGTGAAAAAGGCTATAGCAGCCATAGGTCATTAAGAGAGTCAGACAAGGAGAAGATTGTATCAGAAGTAATATCAGCCATGGTACATGTAGTAATATCCTCAGACGACAGGTCACTTAGCGCCGTTGGAACTGAAAGCGCACAAGTCTTCGAGGACAATGTTATAAACGATATAAATAGAAGCCTATATACCCTCGCAGCAAGCGGAGGAAAGAGACCAGGTAAAGCAAAGATAAGAAGCATAATAAGCGAGTCCTTCTCAAAGTTCAAGCTAAAAGTTGGCGGCACAGAGTAAGGAGTCGGTATGTCCTACAGGCTATTTCAATACGGCTCAACCGGAAGGTCTATTTACGTAGACGATAATGGAAACCTAGTCGTAAATAATGATCCTCTAGCCTCAGGCTTCATCTTCGAGTACGGAGACGAAGGCCACCCTCTATTGGTTGATGCCAGTGGAAGACTGCTAATACAGAACGACAGCCCCACCTCATCACTAGCAGCACTGTCAGACACTAACGTAGCAGGAGTTGTATCCGGACAGTTCCTAATGTATGATGGAGGAACAGGGAAATGGGTTCCAGCAGATCTTACACTGGACCTTGGTGAAATATCAGACGTTATATTGACAGCACCAGCTTCAGGTGAGACACTAGTATACGATGGCACAAACTGGGTAAACGAGCCAGCAGGTGCCGCAGGAGACTCTAATCCATACGATGTGTCACCAGTCGCAGCGTCTGGACAGACAATACTTGGTGCCACAGGGAAAACATACTCTGTTGACTTATCAGGTGGAGATCTTACAGTAAACATGCCAGCGTCTCCATCTCTAAATGACTACATACACATAAAAGACAGAGGGACTAGTCAGACGAACTCCCTCCTCGTAAGCGGAAACGGAAACAACATAGATGGAAAGCTGTCACACCTGATAGCAAGCAACTATGCATCAATAACATTGGTATGGGACAGTTCCGAATGGATAATACTGTAGAGAAATCTACCGACTAAGAAGCAAGATGAAAGAAGAATAAAATGGGATTCGCAGGAGATCAGCCCAATAGAGATAACATAGATTTTACCCCAGTTGGGAGCGCCCCCTCTGATGCATCTGAGGGTGCAACCATTTACCATACCACATCAGGTCTAATCTTTTACACTGGAGTAGAGTGGGTTGCCTGCTCTGGAGCAGGAGGTGGAGGTGGAGGTGAGCCTGATGCCTCGGACACAGTAAAGGGGATTGTCGAACTAGCCACATTGGCAGAGGTTGACACCGGAACAGACACTGTAAGGGCGGTAACCCCAGCAGGGCTAGGCACTATTCAAACTGACGTTGATGCCAACACGGCAAAATCAACAAACGTAAGCACTGACCTATCATACAACGCCGCAGCAACAACTGGAACAGTTACCTCAAGTGACGGCACAAACGCCACGCTTCCAGCAGCGACCACCTCTCTTGCGGGGT